ATATGGATATGGTGGTGGTATCATTCCTAGATTTTCAGAAGTAGGTAATGCATTCCCAGAATCAAAAGAGTTTCATACATTAAGAGTGCAACCACCTGCAGGTAATTACTATACAACAGAATCACTTAGAGATTTAGCAGATTCATGGGAGAAACATGGTTCTGGTCTTGTAACATTTCATGGACAGACTGGTAATATTATGTTTATTGGTTCAACCACAGATTCTACACAACATTTCTTTGATGAAATAAATGAGAAAGGTTGGGATTTAGGTGGAGCAGGCCCATGTGTTAGAACTGCTATGTCATGTGTAGGTGCAGGCCGCTGTGAAATGTCGAACATAAACGAACATAAGGCGCACAGACTATTAGTTAATAACTTCATGGATGACATGCATAGACCTGCTTTACCATACAAATTCAAATTTAAAGTTTCAGGGTGTCCTAACGATTGTATGAACTCAATCGAAAGGGCGGACATGTCTATCATTGGCACATGGCGTGATGACATGAAAGTAAATCAAGAGGAGTGGAAAAACTTCTTAGAAGAAAAGGGAAGAAAATATGCAATTGATAACATCATTACTAGATGTCCTACTAATTCTCTTTCTCTTAGTGATGATGATACACTTGATGTAGATAACAAGTCTTGCGTAAGATGTATGCATTGTTTAAATGTTGTTCCTAAGGCATTACACCCAGGTGAGGATAAAGGTGCAACAATATTAATGGGTGGTAAGAGAACATTAAAAATCGGAGATTTAATGGGAACAGTTATAAAACCATTTGTTAAACTAGAAACTGAGGAAGATTGGGAGTATCTAGTGGAACTAGCAGAAAAGACAATAGACTTCTGGGCAGACAATGCACTTGAACATGAAAGATGCGGAGAAATGATTGAACGAATAGGATTACATAACTTTTTAGAAGGTATTGAAGAAGAGGTTGATGTCAATATGGTTGGTCATCCTAGAGAATCAAGTTATGTTAGACTTGATGATTTTGATACAGAGGCTAAAAAGTGGTACGAAAGACAAGATGAAAGAGATAGTGCATAACACTTGACATTTTTGTTAAGACCTTGTATAATGGTCTTAATAAATCGGAGTAAACTATATAATGGCAGATGATAAAAACACAGTACACACCCCAAAGACATTTTCACTAGAAATAGAAAAAATTGCATTTGATAAAAGATGTACACATCTTGATGCAATATCTATCTATTGTGAAAAGGTAGGTATTGAACCTGTATCAGTTGCAAAATTATTAACAAAAAGTTTAAAAGAAAAAATAGAGGCAAATGCTAGAGATTTAAATTATCTTCCTAAGGCAGCAAAATTACCTATGTAATGCAACCAATAGATGCGTATTTGATGTACTGTGCGATGAAAGCACACTTTGATAAAAGTGATTATGACTTTGTAAAATACAATGGTAAATCTAAAGTATCAAGAGATTCATTCTATAAAAGGAATGATAGAGTTTTCTTTGTCAAACTTACTCGTAAGTATAAAAGTAAACAAGATATACAAGACTATTTACTGGCTAACTTTCTAGTACATCCAAAAGGTTGGGTAGGTAAATTTGATGAAGATAATTATATACAATGGCAAAAGAAAATACAAAGTTTAAGTTATACATTTAAATCAGAGATTGAACCTATATTAGATTCAAAACTTATTGCGGTATCTAAAAATACACATCCTAAATTACTAAAAGAATATCTTGGTAAAAGAATATCACTAGAGAGCATGGTAATATTAGATTCAATACTAGGATTTAGTCATGTATGGAATGTTAAACTTGAAGAAGACTATGCATGGAAAGATGTATATAAACTTATGGATAATTACAAAAGTTTTTTAAAATTTGATACAACAAAATTTAAATTTGTTTTAAAAGAGTTAATGTTATGAGTAATTTATATTTTGAAGAATTAGGAGAGCCAAATCATCTTAAAAATGATAGGACATTTACAAAACATGCAGCAGATATTTTAAGAAATAATCATGGGATAGCTAAAACAGAAAAATATATAGGTGTAAAAGAAAATGGTATAAGATTTAGAGCAGATATTGTTTTGCCAGATAAAATGATAGTGATTGATACTAAATTAAAAAATAATACTGGCACACCTGATGAAAAAATATTAGATAAGGCTCTTTGGTTAAATTACGCATGTGAACATTGGCATTATAAGAAAGGAATAATTTTATATGGCGGAACTCATTGGAATAAAAAAGTAATTGTATATCTTAGAGATGTAACTTTACCAAAATATTTTCCTAATGTAAGTATGATAAGATATGAAGATGATATAGAGTTAAAAAACATATGAGTAAAAAATATATAGACTTATATAAACAATATCATGATGAACACAGTAATTATGGAAATGGTGGTGGACTAAAATTTTATTTAAATTATGTGATTGATTTAGTTCGTGATACTAAATCAGAAACTATACTTGATTATGGCTGTGGTAAGGCAGAAGGTTATTTAAAATATAATCATCATAAACATTGGGGTATCATGCCAGAGTTATATGACCCTGCAGTAGAAGAATTTAGTAAATTACCAGAGGGTAATTTTGATGGTATAATATCTTTTGATGTATTAGAACATATACCAGAAGAAGAAATACCACAAGTAATTAAAGAAATATTTGAAAGAGCAAATAAGTTTGTTTTTTTAGGAATAGATACAAGTCCTGCTGAAGACATATTACCAAATGGAGAAAATGCACATTGCACACAAAAACCATTAGAGTGGTGGGTGGATATGATTAAAACGCATGGTAAAAAAGTTTATACTCATGTTATGACAAATGGTCAATATGAGGGATATGAAATATTAAATGATGAATTATATTTGGAGACCTTATTATGAAATCATTAATTTATGGAAATGGTGAATCTAGACAAGTTTGGGATATAACTAAAAAGTATGAGGGTTTTACAACATGGGGTTGTAATGCAATATATAGAGATGCCGTTGTAGATAATCTTGTTGCAATAGATTATGGAGTACAACAAGAGATATATCAATCTGGCTATGCAACAAAAAATAGATGTCATTTTGCTGATTGGTCAATTCTAGAAGACTTTGACCCAGAGTTTTTAAAAATGAATTACACACCTATGGACATACACGAAACAGACAAAGGTGATATTACATCTTGCGTGGTTCAAGGAAAAGAAAGAGAAACTGCAGAAAAAAATTATGAAGAAATAACGAATCAGTTTCCTCATTTAGATAAAGAAGATTGTAAGAATAAATGTTATACAAATGTGGGTTTGTATATTACATGGTTAAAAGAAAATGATAGTGTTGAATACATTGAGTATCCTAGAGAATGGTGTGCAGGTGCAACTGCCATGTATTTAGCATGTCAACAAGGTTCTAAAGAAGTATACATGTTAGGATTTGACCTAAGTGAATATGATGAACCCATTAATAACATTTATAAAGGAACAAAGAATTACTTATCAGAAACATCTAGAGGATTTAATACTGATAATTGGACTACACAATTAATACAGACATTTAAAGACTTCCCAGAAACACAATTTTATTGGGTAGTAAAAGAAGATGCCAGTCCTTTAGTTTGTAATAATGTTAAAAGTATTACCTATAAAACTCTTGACAAAATATGCGAATTTCTGATATAGTAGCACAGATAACTATTATAAATAGTTATGTATCGAAAGATACACAAATAAACATACGATAAAATATAATAACATACGGAGAAAAATTATGTCATTAGATAGTCTAAAAAGCAGTGGGTCACTTAATAAGTTGTTAGATGCAGCAAAAGGTGAATCTGCTCCCCAAGAGAAAAAATCATATGTAGATGAAAGGTTGTGGAAACCAGAACTAGATAAATCTGGTAATGGATACGCAGTCATTCGTTTTCTACCTGCCATAAACGGCGAAGACCTACCATGGGCAAAAGTGTGGAATCATGCTTTTCAAGGCCCTACTGGTCAATGGTATATTGAAAACTCTCTTACAACACTCAATCAGAAAGACCCTGTATCAGAACACAATACAGCATTGTGGAATACAGGTTTAGAATCTGATAAAGAGATTGCTCGTAAACAGAAAAGAAAATTACAATACTTCTCAAACATTTATGTAGTAAGTGATACGAAACACCCAGAGAATGAAGGTAAAGTATTCTTGTTCCGTTATGGAAAGAAAATCTTTGATAAGATAACTGCAGCAATGTCACCAGAGTTTGAAGATGAAAAGGCAATCAACCCATTTGATTTTTGGGAAGGTGCAAACTTTAAACTTAAAATCAGAAAGGTAGATGGTTATTGGAACTATGATAAATCAGAGTTTGAAGATACATCTAAACTTTTTGAGGATGATTCAGAAGCAAATAAAGTATGGCAGTCACAACACTCTCTTGCAGAGTTTACTGCGGCTTCAAACTTCAAATCTTATGATGAGTTAAAATCAAGACTAGATGCAGTCCTTTCTGGTACTGTAAAAGTTGGTAATGTTGCTGATGATATAGATGATGCACCTGTTGCAAAACCTAAAGTCGATACAAAACCTGTAACTACAAAAGTGGAAACACCTGTAGTTGAGGAAGATGATACATTAGCATATTTTGAAAAACTAGCTGAGTAATTTATCGAGTGCCTCTGTAAAAAGAGGCACTTTTTTAGCAATTAACCCTTGACAGGTATTGTTTAGATATGATACTATAGCAAAATGTCCTAATATTATGATTCCAAGAGATGAAATAATGTTAGATTATTTAATTCGTACTAGATACGAGAAGAATAGGAGTATATTATGAAAACACATAATAAAATTATGCCCATCAACAATCAATCTGATGTGCATGTCAATCTTAAAATAACCAAGGTGTTTACAGATGAACATCTTGAAACCAGCCTTAAATTATCACCAGTAGAAAGGTTTCCTAAAATATTTGCAAATAGGTCTTTACCTAATGTAAAATATATAGGAAGGTTTATTATGTCAATGAATGACATTGAATCTGATAATGTTAGTAAATCACAAGAAATTAGATTAAAAAACAATAAAAAGGAATCTAAAATTAGACACGACATTGATACAGAAGGTTACGATTTAAGTCAATTAACACCCGCAGTCATGAGAAAGCCTAATAAAAAAGCCAAGACCATTGATTCTAGAACAAGGCAACTTGAACTAAGAAGTAAGGGATGTAAAAATATAATTGTAGATGTATTCGAGGAGATGAGTAACATTGACTTTAGAAGACTAGGACAATTATACAATAACATTTTAAAAACACATGGCGAAAGTGAATATCTTGACATAAGAAAAACTGTTTTAGCAAATGTAGCAGACATTGGTATGAAGACAGAGAAAGAAATCATAAAAGAAATTCGTATTCAATGTGGTCACAAACTAACTGAAGCACAAGAAAATATGTTAGTTGCCGATGCCATTAATCAAATTAAAGGTGAAACAGCAATATTAAGTTTCAACAAAGGAGATGGCACATCCGAATGGTTAGTTAAGAATCATTACATTAATGGAGTAGACCCAATATTAGGTAAGCATATTATATACAAATGTATTTCTGCTTTTGAAGAAAAAGTGCATATGATTATAATGAAATATTGGGAAAAAAATCCAAAAGTAGATAAGGATGGTTATCCTTATGAAATCAGACTTATTATTCATGGAAGCACACTTGATAAAGATGATGTTGTGGCTAACTTCATTAATAAATGTGTAGAATTTCCACAAAACTTTAAGAAGTATGAAACATCTGTTTCTGAAAATAGATTTGGTGGAACTGAAATACAACCTCAAGATAACATGATAATATTTGGAACAATACCTATGTTAAGAGCTTTGGAACATAAGTATCCAATGAATAAATTAATTTTATTTAATCAGTAATCTATCGAGTGCCCCTTTCTCTAGGGGCACTTTTCTTGTATAATTCTATACAATCCTTATAAATACATATATGGCAAGAAGTAAATATATCCAAAGTGTCTTAGATGCTGCTAAAGGTAGACCTAAATCAACACAATGGTTTCGTGATAAAATCAAAGAGTTTGGAACACCAAAATCTGCTGATTTGATTCGTGATGGTAAAAGAACATCAGTACCCACTTTTGGTCTACTAAATATGTTTGTGTATGACCCTAAACTAAAAGAGAAATTACCATATTATGATACATTTCCTTTAGTATTACCCATTGAAGAATATAGTAATGGGTTCTTAGGAATCAATTTACACTATCTGTCCATGCCTATAAGAATTAGACTATTGGATAGATTAGTAGATTATAGTAATAACGATAAGTTTGATAAGTCTACAGTATTAAGAGTAGATTATAGTCGATTAAAAAAGATAGACTTAATTAAACCTTGTTTAAAAAGATATCTAGCAAGTAATGTTAGAAGTAAGTTTAGAAAAGTAGAAGCAGATGAATTTATGGTGGCAACACTATTGCCTGTACAGAGATTTAAAAAACAATCTGACAGTCATATATTTGCAAAATCAAGAGGAATGATATAATGGCGACTAAACCACTAAGAGGTTTTGCACAAGGAGTATTAAACGAATTCTTGGGCCTTATTCATGAAGAAGATTCTTATGCTAGGGTAGCTCGTTTTGAAGTGGTAATACAACCACCAAGAAGTGTATCTAGACCTGAGGGTATGCATGCAGCATCATCACTTTTACTAAGTGATTTATCTAAAGATGGTACAAATAGAAATATATCATTAAAATGTAATACTATTAGTATGCCAGGTAGAACAGTAGCTCAAGTAGAAGACACTACTTTACAAGGCCCTTCAAGAAGTATAGTGACTGGCACCCCTAATTATGCTGACATTACAGCACAATTTACTATGTTAAATTCAAATGGTCAAGATAGAAGATTTTTTGAAGCATGGCAAGGTAGTGCAGTTTCAGAGGCAGACTTTAGCGTAAACTATTATGATGATTATGTAGGTGAAGTAAACATATATTTACTAAATGAAAAAAATATAAGAATGTACGGCATAAGACTTATCGAAGCATTTCCTAAGATAATAGGAGATTTTGCTTTGAGTGGAGAAACCAAAAATCAATTGGCAACAATGGATATTACTTTTTCTTATAGATATTGGGATATACTTGAAGGTTCAAGTGATTTACCTAAGAGAATAGTACAAGGTGCGTTTGATTTGTTAGCAAACTCTGTAGAAAATAAACTACTTAGAAAGTTACCAAAAGTTAAAACAAGACTATAGATAATAAATTAGAGGATGAATAATTATGGCATTACCAAAAATAGAAACGCCTGTTCACAGTTTGACATTACCGTCATCAGGTGAACAGATAAAATTTAGACCGTTCTTAGTTAAAGAACAAAAATTATTGATTTTAGCAGAAGAAAGTAAAAATCAAGAAGATTTATATGATACACTAAAAATTATTGTAGATAGTTGTACATTTAATAAATTATCAGTTAAAACATTACCAATGTTTGACATTGAGTATTTGTTTTTAAAAATAAGAGCAAAATCTGTTGGGTCAAAAGTTAATGTAAATGTAACTTGCCCAGATGATAATGAAACAAAAGTAGAAACACAAGTAGATTTAGATGATGTTGAAATACAAGTGGATGAAGAACACACAAATATTATACAAGTTAATGATGATATCAAATTAGTTATGCAATATCCTATTTTAGATGATGTTAGAACATTAAAAGATACATCTAGTCTAGAGATGTTTAAAATTATTAATAAGTGTGTAAAAGAACTTCATCATGGAGAAACAATTTATAATGGGCCAGATATGACTGAAAAAGATTTAAATGATTTTTTTGAAAGTATGAATCAAGAACAATTTAGTAAGGTTAATGAATTTTTTGACACCATGCCAAGACTAAGACATTTTATAAATGTAACAAATCCTAAAACTAAGGTAGAAAGTAAAGTTTTAATGGAGGGTCTGGAAAATTTTTTAGTATAGGGCTCTCACATGAGAGCCTAGAAAATTACTACAAAAGTAATTTTTCTCTTATGCAACATCATAAATACTCATTAATAGAGTTAGAGAATATGATACCATGGGAAAGAGAAATATACCTAGGTTTATTGGCTGAACATATTAAAAAAGAAAACGAAAGAATAGAGAAAGAAAATCAAAGGATGAAAAACAATGGCTGAACCAGAAACTAAAAAAGTAAACATAGAATTAGAAGTAGACACGAATGTTGTTAATTCTAGTAAAAATCAATATCAATCATGGATAGATATGGCAAGAGCCATAGATGCATGGAGAATATTCCCTAGAGTATTCATATCAACATATATCTTTCTATTATACAAAGTAGTCATATGGTATATGGAATTACCTAACCCAACAATGGAACAATCTGGTTTAGTTAGTATTGTAGTTGGTGCAGGCGCAGCATGGTTTGGACTATATGCAGGAACGAGTAAAAAATAATGGCATTAGATAATCAAGTAGACAATCAAGGTATAAAGAAAGGTTTAGGCTTAGTTGTTAGTCAATTAATTCAAAGCAATCAAAAATTAGATTCACAAGAAAGTGGTAATCTATTTAAAGAATTAAGACAAAACAATAGATTAACAGAACAACTTCTTTCTGAAAAGTTAAAAGATGATACACCTAAAGAGCGTATTCTTGACCAAACACCTGAAATAGCTGCTGATGTTCTAATCTCTAGAAAAGAGATGAAACTAGAGCAAGCTCTCTCTGATAAAGACCCTACTGATAGACTATTAAATTTAATAGCATTTACTACATCTGACCAATTTAAATTCTCAACAAGATATTATACAGAAATGCTACGAATACAACAAGTAGTACACAAGAGGCAGTTGAAGAATCATATGTCAATAACTAAAATGAACAAGGAAGAACGAAAAGACATAGGTGTATTAGCAGGTGGTTTTTTTGAAGAAGTAAAAGACAGAAAAAAAACTCAAACAGGAGTTTTAAGACAAATAAAAATGGATATAGGACTAAAGAAAAAAGAAATAGAATTTCATGATGAATCAAGGAAAAAAGAAAAAAAAGATAATGAAAAATTATCAAAAGATGAACAAAAGAGTATGTTTACTAGATTCATGGATTTAAAAAATAGTCTTGGTGAAAAACTAACTAATTTAGGTAATACATTAAAGAAACCATTTACTGCATTATCAACAGGACTTAAAAAACTTACATCCATGTTTCCAAGATTCTTTGGTGGAATAGGATTTGCTTTAAAAACCATTGGTGCTATTTTATTAATAGGTGGTCTATATAAATTCTTATCTAGTCAAACATGGCAAAAGATGAAACCAAATATTGCTGAATCTATTGGAAATGGTTTAGAAATGATGGATTTTGCTGTACAAAAAATTTATAGTATAACCACTGAATATATAATACCTGCATTAATGTCATTATACAATGGGATTGTTTTTGTATTAGACATGCTTGGTATAGTTAGAAAAGACCAAAGAACATATGATGCAGAGGCCTATGATTCAAAAACAGCATCAATAAGAGCTAGAGCAGAAAAGCAATTAAGAACAGCCATGTCAGGTACACAAATAGGTTTGATTGGTGAGGAGATGAATGAAAGAGCAAAGGCAAATGCAAGAAAAAACCTTGCAGAAGCAAGTTTAAGAGATGCACAAAGAGAAGAAAAGTTGGCAGCTATGCATTTTAAGCGTAGAGAAGCATATGTAACAAAAATGATGAACAATTTTGGTATGACAAGAGCTGAGGCATTAGCTGAATATAGAGAACAACATGAAGGTCATATTGGAGGTATAAGCCCTAGCAATATAGGTATGATTCAAGATTACACTAATCCAAGTTTTACTGGTGGTGGTGGTAATATGACTATTATTAATCAATCAAAATCTGATAAAATTAGTTATAATTCTAGTGGTCAAATAATTGCAACTGATACTTTCATTGCTAATATGGCTAGACTTAATAATGATTAACGAGGATTTAAATGGTCTTCGGTTAGTATCTTAAATTCCATATTGTGGTCTAAACAAAACTCAGTTGCTGACTTCCATTTGGCCTTGTTTATACCCCATGTCTTAACTTTATTATACCAAACACCTGTTCTTCTTTTAGGATTCCTTTCTGGTGGTGTACATTGATTCTTAGGTTTAATTTCAATGACATACTTTTTAAGACTACCATTTTTAGTACGAACTTTGACATAAAAATCAGGGAAGTATCTATGATAACGGCCATCCCACGGCGATACATATGGTATTACCAATTCTTCACTACCCCATTCTACAATGGATTTAGTAGTATCACAATACTTCATCATCTTTAATTCCCATGATGAACGATATACTATTTCCTTAATATCACCTTGATACTTGTTAGGATATTTGGGTTTAAACTTTCCTTTATATGTCATAGTCGTTATAAATACTTTAAATTATATAGGACTATTTAGACATGGGATTCGATTTCGGTAAACAATTAGTAGCACGAACAAAAGACAGAGTATTTAAAAAAGTCATTGGTGGTGTTGGAGATTTTATTAGAGGAATACCAGGTATAGGTCGTTCTGATGACCTTCAAGGTGATAGACTTAAAAGAAGAACTGACCACTTTAGTTTCCCTCTTGATGTAGAACAAGACCCTGGTTTAGGTAATCAAGGACATTACATACTCTTTTTTATAAATCAAATAGAAAATGCTCAATTATCATTTGGTGAATTATCTAAAAGTGGTGCATCCTCTGTTTTAGAGGAACAAGGAAAAAGAAAATTACCAAATTATGTTAGAGAGATTGTTGGTAATCGTGGTGTACAAACATACGAGAAAAAATTTAATAAACAAAAAGTGATTGAAAATCAACTAATCCTAGATTTAGATAAAGAATCACTTGATATTCAAAATAGTGAATTTGGATATGATGATACTATGTACTTTGATAGAGAGGATTTTATAAAAACTAAAGTGGTAGATGAAAGGTACTTAAAATCAAAAGGTGACTATCGAGGTATGAATGTCAAAAGAAAACCAACCAAAAGATTAAAAACTGCAATCTCTATGTACATGCCACCTGGTATAGAAGTTACATATGGTGCTGGATATAAAGACCAAGAAATTGGAACACTTGCAGAGAATGCATTAACGGCATATAGTCAATTTACTGAGGGTAATTATGGAGCATCTGCAGATGCCATAGTAAATATGGATGAAGGTATACAAAAATTACTTGCTGGATTGTTAACAAATGCAATAGGTGTACTACCTGGTATGACTGGTATAAAAGAACTATATGAAATGAGAGAAGGTAAAGTTTTTTCTAATCGTATGGAAGTTGCATTTACAGGTTTAGAAAAAAGAAAATTTAATTATACTTTTAAAATGACACCAAGAAGTCAAAAAGAGGCTGAAGAAATTAGAGCAATTATATTTGCGTTTAAATCAAACATGTTACCTGAATTAGATGGTGACTTTGAAAAAGGTAGAAGAATGATTGTACCAAATACATTTGATATTAAATATATGTATCAAGGTGATGAAAATCAATACTTAAATAAAATATCAACTTGTGTTCTAGAAAGTTTCAATGTTAAATATGGTGGTGCACAGTTCCAAGCATTTGCAGGAAATGACCAAGGTGCACCTATGGTTGAAACAGAAATCACACTTGGTTTTAAAGAAATGGAAACTATAACAAGAGAAAGAATATTCGAGGGTTTCTAATATGTATTTTGATGATAATTTTCCTGTTATACCTTACGATTCAGTAGGTAATTTTAAGTTTAA